CTCCCCTTTAATATGCTGTCCACATATACAGCAAGTAAATTCGTAGTCAATAGCCATAATCTTATAAACCGATTGTCTCCAAGTGAATAGCATTGATTTCTTCGTATTCGTGTGTGTGCCAATCACGAATATGTGATTTAATTCTAACGATGCCTGTAGGTATATAGCCTGCTTCGCTAAATTTTGCCAGTACATCAATTAGACCAGAATAATTGGAACTAATAGTGAACATACTGATACCGTTCTCCTTGAAGTATTCAACGATTCCGTCAATGTCGTACTCGTGGATGCACTCAAAGAAGTTAAAGTACTTGTTTTCTACGATGCCATTGTAGTAAATGGCGGTCTGGAGAGTGATGTTTTCTTCTAAATTTGTTGCCATAATTTTATGTATTAAAAGTTTGTAATTCGCTGCATATCAGTGTTTTAACTGATTGACGTTACAAAATTATAACAAATCTATGACCTGAAAAAACGTTTGCAGAAAAAAACTGCGGAAAAGTTAAAAATACCGCAGTTTTTTATAAAAATGGTAGCTAACTTCCCAGTCGGCTACCATCACATATAAAAAATAACTAAAAAATTAATATGGCTAAAAACTAATGTTTGATTTTATTATTTATTCACACCCAGTAAGGTGGTTTTTTCTATTGAACTTGATTAACTAAATTTTCTAAATTGTTTAATCTTACTTTAATCTCTTGTATATCAATATCGTGTTGATGTAAAGTCTCATCTGGATTAATCTATTCTAATTTTTTTAAATCTTCTGGATTCATCGGTTTCATAATATTTATTATAAGTTTTAAAAGTCTAATCTTGATATAAATTCTGGAGCATTAAGCTCAAATGGTTTATTAGAAAATTCTGGAGTGTATTGGTTTGTTTCGTCATCATACCAAAATCTGAAATAGTATTGTGAATCTGGTCTAAATTTATAAAGAGTCTTTGTTATTGGCGTATTATCACCTAATGTTGTTGTTCTTGGACATACTGATTGTTGTTGGCCTAAGAATGAACCTTGTTTTAATATGTCTACTGTAACTTTAATAACACCATCATTATAAATTGAGAATATAGCAGCTTTAACTGCAAGTCCTTGTTTAATTTTCTTAACTAATGATTTGACTTTAATATCTTCAACTATATGGTCATTAAATGCTGTTGAATCATATGTGTATCTATCTTTAATTTCACCAATAAGTTTGGTTCCTTTAATTGGGTTCTCCCAAGATAAATCAGAACAATTATTTCCTTCTGTGAACTATACATTTAAATTAGTTGTTCCGAATCCCCACTAAAGGAGAGATTTAATAACAACTCTTGACCATTTATCACAATCAAAACCATCTTCTCTTGGATATAATTCTGTAAATTCAGACCAGGTAACTACTTTTTTCATCTTATTTAATGTTTCTTTTTATATTTATCTATGTCTTCTCGAAAAAAATCACACTTGCTCAAATAAGCTCACCATTCTTAATACTTTTAATAATAGTAACAAATCTTCTATATTTAATCTAGTTTATTTGAATCTTATTAAGTTTTTCTTCATACTTCTTCTTTAAGCTAAAATATTGTTCAGAAGACATATTACGTAATGTTTGAGTGTACTCATTAAGTTTTTTAGTTTTATAACTATCTAATAATGTAGGCCATACTTCTACTATCCATTTGTTATAAGCAGCCTTTAAATTCTTCTCATATCTGATAGGCTCAAAATCTTCTCTAGTATAATGATATAAAACTTGGTCTTTTTTAGGTTTGAATGATAAAGTCTTTTCTTGAAGATATTGAACTGTTTCATCCCAGTTATTTATTACATAATTATATGTATCATCTAACAAATTTTTAAATTGTTCAAATGAAAATGGAGTTACTAATGAGTTTATTCTAGTCCAAAGTCTTAAGCATTCAGTTTTATAAATAACATTTTGCTCAGTTTCAGTTAATTCTTCATTACTAAAGATAATAACAACTTCGGCTTTAACTGCAAGCTTTAATCTGGATATAGCATCATCACCTGCCCATAATCCATTATTACGGTAAGGTAAAAATAAATCTGCATTTATTCCAGCTTTTCTAGAATAATCTTTATTATTTAAAATTTCAGGATGATAAGTGTTTAACCATTTTTTTAAAGCTACTGAGGACTTACCCCATTCAATAACTATTTGGTTAAATGTTTGTGTCTACAAGTCAATGTAGCAATTAAAGAATTCGTCAATTTTAATTTCTGTGTTCATAAAGGTCTGAGTTATTTTTAAATAAAATGGTTTTCGTATTCTACTCATAGCTCAGACCTTCTACTTTCAAATACGAAAACCAAGTAGGTTTCTTTTAATATTTATCTAAGATTTTCTAAGGCATATTGGTCTGAGAGTCTTATAAAATCTTCTTTATACATTATATTTATCTATGTTCAAAAAGTTAAAATTTCAATTTGTTCCTTTCAGTAGAAAATAATATTCTTTATTTTATTTATCTCGCTTATATGAGAAAATTTTTACAGTTTAAAAAGTGCACAAAAAGTATATCTGTGGAAGCTATATAGTTTATACTAGTTTAATTAATATATATAATAATTAAAACAGATTACCTTTTGTGCACTTTTAACAAAGTTCATAAAAGTAATAATGTGACACTTCTTTATTCTTCAATAAATATTTAAACCAACTATATACAACTATGTTACCTGTTAAACTAAAACCTAATCCAACCTTTATACAACTAGCTACTTCAGGTCTAGATTCATTGTTACCTAATTTATAGTTAACTATACCGTTTGAACCTGAACCAGAAAAACCAAATATAGTTATATTAAAAAAGCCAGTTAAGTCAAACTCAACTGAACTCTTTTAATCAACCCAAAACTTAACACCCGGATTATCTCCATTAGCTTCATATCCATCAAAGACCGGAACAAAATGATTCATATCATCATCTTCTAATATTCCGACTTTCTAAAATGCATCTGCAAGGATCTGAACCACATTACAATAATCAAAATGCCTTCTGTCTTTCCTTATATAATAAAAGTGAAAACGGTAAGGCATTTCTTTATTAGCCAAATCTTCCATTAGTTCCGGCTTTATTTCTTCAAGTTTCGGAATAACAAAATTATAATAATCCATTGCAAGTTTACTGTTAATCAGTCTTCCTCTGACTATTCGTTTTGAGTTCTTACTACTTGCTACATTCATTCCAATTAGTTCATATTGCTTCATATCAAAATAATCTGTTTTTGTTTGCTTCATCTAATTTTTCAAAATAGTCTTTAATACTATAGAATACGTATGCATTAAATTCATTCATCCATCTGCTTGCTCTATTGTTCAGATAATCTACTATAACTATATAAGTTCTCAATTCTACGTATATTTCTGTGACATCTGATGCATTCGGTTTCAATAGATATAGTTTCTTATACTAACGGAATTTATGTGGTCCCTGAGTGAACATTATATTAGTTCCTATTTCTACATATGAATCGTGCTTCATATTAAATAATTCGTCTCTTGTGTAATAAAGTTTGGTTTCCATAATAGGTTTGTTTTTATTATTTATTAAACGAAAAATTATGAAACTTTTTTAATAATAAGCATATAATTTTCAAAACAAATCAAAATAAATAATAAAAACTAACAAAAATTATGGAAACAATAACAGTTAAATCAATTTACGATTGTAATATCGACAAGCAACTAATTAAAGAATTATGTGCATATGTAAAGCCTAAAAAACATATGTGCCATATGAATGCTTCAAAATCTATGTGGTTTGCTAATGACCATAATCTAGACTTTACATATTGTGAAGGACGTTTGTATGGATGGCTAAGTCATTGCTTTATTAAGTATAATAATGAATACTTTGATCTAACTCAGAAAAAAGGTGATAGTGCTGAAGCTGAATTAGTATATGAAGCTAACTATGAAGAATGGAATAAAGAAATGTCCAAACATATTGGAGAATGGACATTCTATAAATTATAATAATTATTTTTGCTTTAAAAATAAATAATAAAAAACTGAATGAATATGAAAAAATTACTTTTATCTTTATTAGCTATCACATCATTTTTAGCATTCGCATTTTCTGAACCTAAAACAATAAACAACGACACTATAAATACGAATGATACTGTTGTATTAAATGACACACTTCATTTCAAGAATGATACTACTGAAAAAGTTATGTTATCATCTGGAATTGTAGTTATAATCAAGAATGGACACGTTTATGATTTATCCGGCAAACTAATACAATAATCATTTAATAATGTAACTTGGACCGATAACAATTGAGAACCCAGCCGAAGGGCCAGTGCACCAAGTTTTGTTTTGAGCATCTAATGTTATTCCATAATTTATGCTTGGTCCAAATGTTATACACCAACCAAACTTTTTAGGTTTCGGTTTCATTATCTCATAATTAAGAGAATAACTACACTCTACACTATCAATATTAGTATGCCACCCACTATGATGTATTTTCTGTTTTAATTCAAAACTATCTTTCTTTAGTTCAAATTCTGACACTTTATGTTCAATAGGCATATATATAGTGTCGTGTAAAATTGTGTCTTTATAATGGATTTCCTTTATTGTGTCAAAATGGGTTTTCCATTTTGTTTTTGTTATTATACTATCTTGTTTTATAGTGACTGTATCTGACACATAGACACACTATGGTGCATCCAAATGTCTTATATAATAAAACTATAATCCATTGAAAATTAGTGACACCAGAAGCAATACCCCTATAATCCAATTTAATGCTTTCATAGGTGTAAAACTTGGTGTCTTTGATTTTCTTTTGTAAAACTAAGATGAACCCAAGAATAATATGATTCATCTATTAGCTAATCGATAGGCAGGTCTTTAATATTGGCATTACACCAGTTGAAGAAAGCACGGTTCATTTCAACACTGCCTAAATTTATATCTGCTGCCTGACCTTTTATATGTTGGGAAGTTTTTACTCCGCCAACTTTTCTGTTTAGCTCATCACACCTGTACCCAGACGAAATATATAAAGGCAGACCATACTATTCACGTATGTCATCCAGACACTCCATAGTAAATATGATATTGTCTATAATATCACACTACTTAGGGAAGTTGTCTATTCCAAATTCATCTGCTTTAGATGAACGTATCATTTCTATAAATTTGAAATATTTCATTTCTTTTTACGATTAGTTTTCAATTCCTTTTGTGTGATTTTTCCTTGCTTCATTAAAGCATCAAAACCGGGCTTCAAAAGCTCTACCATTGAGTCCACTGTGGGTTTGTTATTCTTTGCCATTTTTGTATAAATTTTGAATTGTGGTGCAAATATACAAAAATTAAACGATATATCCAAATAAAAAACTCATTTCTGGTTTATTTCTGTGACATCTGGTGATGCGAAATAATCATTTAATATAATTTATTATATTAACCCAAACAGTGTCCCAGGATGCGAATATTTAATATTGACAATTTACACGTTTTGGAGCTCTTGGATAACGGTCATACGTTTGCGTTCGTGGTGTTATTGGATAACATTTGTCATATCTATTATAGTGATGTGGCCTTGCTTCTTCTGGTACTATTACTTTAGGCTATTTAGGTTTGTTATGATTGCATTCACATTCACATCTTTTCTTTTTAGGTCGATAACAAATAGTAGGTGCAGGCAGTCCAATAGGAACCGGATAAAATATTGGTTCAGGTTCAGGACACGGATGTGGTGGACAAGGTGGCACTGGTCTTGGTGGAACAGGAGGAGTTGGACCGGGTTGAATTGATTTAATTGCTTCAACGGTTTTTACAAATCCATCTTCCACTTTTGCAGCAACCAATTGTACAGAATCATTCAAATCACTAGTATCAATATGGATCTAAATATTTTCAATTGCTTTAGTTTGTTTATTGATTGCTTTAGTAATGCTCTGTATGTCTTTAGAATGAATATCGACATTTATTGAAATATCTTTGATTGCCTATGTATTTGCTTCAATACTATTATTGACAACTGTAAGCTAGTCTTGAATAATGTCAAGTTTCTATTCTATTGTTCCAGTGCTTGGATTTATGTCTGATAACTTTGCATAAATTGCTCTAAATATGTCAATACTACCCATATTAGCAGGTAAGTCACAAGGGTAAGCCATAGTTTTAATCTTCTTTTTTATCTTCTGTTTTATTATTTATTTTCGCTATTTGGATTGCAGCATATTCTCCAATTCCAAAGACAGCTCCAACAAATGTAAATATTTCGCCAATAACAGTAAGCACAGAAGTGTGTATTTCACCTATTGGTGGAAGATAAATAGAAATAAAAATTAGGACAACTCCAGCAACAAGTAACACTATCGATGATAAAAATTTAATCCAATCTTTGGTATCTTGATTCATTTTCATTTGTTATTTGATAATCAGTTTTAGTGGAGTTTTCAATTAGTCATTTTTGTTCAAATGAAAAATAATAAAGGGAAACTATTTTGTGTAGTCTCCCTTTATCCTAAATTAATATGTATTAGTTTGTTTATTCTACAGTTGTGTTACCTTCCAATGCAGCAATACGTGCTTCAAGTGATGCAATGTATTCTTGTAATTGAGGAATTGCATCAACCTTTTCAGCGGTATCTTCCACAGTTTTAATTAAATCACCGATTTCATCAAATGTCAATACCCAACCTGAAATATATTGTGCACCTGTAGAAGTAGGAATTTCAAAATAATGATTAAATCTTACACAATGTATTTTATAATAATGTCCCTTTTTCAATAATGTATGTCCAGCAAAAATAGTATTACCTGTTATAAGATATGGTGCATCACTTTCAGCATAACTATAAATTTTAGGGGTATTTGAAACATCATTAAAACCAACAATATATCCTTCAATACCATTCCAACAAACAACTTTGCCTTCAAGTCCTTCCATATAAGCAACTAATGCGGCTTTTGCTTCATCTGACAGTGGTCTTTGTAATGACACAGGAGGCGTCATTGTTATTTCATCAGCCAAACCACGAACAGGACCATATACATTAGTATATGATGTTGAGCTTACTCTATAAACTATTTTTGAATAATTTAACAACTCTACATCCATTGCATTATAATACCATTTAGAACCGTCATAAATTGTATTTGGGTCTTCTAACACATCGCTTCTATGAAGTTTATATACGCTAAATCCAGATGTGTAATTTATAATAAGATTACCATCCGCGTCAATTTTATCAGCCGGTATTTCTGTTAAGCCTTTAACCGCAGGTTCAAATTCATAAACTAAACAAGGTAATTCAGTTACATTTTCTGGTAAAATATCTTGTTTTGCATCAAGTTCACCACTAAGTTTGTTAGAACTCCAAGTTGCCTTATCTGATGTGTTTGCATCATTTATAAGATTATTTTGGAATGTACTTAAATTACCATAAGTAATCAATTTATCGTTTAATTCTGCCATAATTTTATCTATATTTAAATTTTTATATTTATCGATTATACGAACAATGCTTCAATTTCAGCAGTAGTTGCAGTTTCATAAGCATTTGCCTTACTATTAATAACTTCTTGAACTGTCATAATAGATGCATTTTGAACTTTAGTATCAGTTCCTTGATATCCGCCAACACCAAGAACATACATATCGCCATTTTGCATTACTTCAAATGCGTTTTTTCTACGATTATCTGCTGGGTTATCACCAATTCCTATAGAATGTTGTGTATTACCAGCCTATCCAGATAAATCATTAATTTTATGTGATTTATTAAATCTACCTTCGGCGTGTTCTGCTTTATTTTGTGCAACTGTACATTCTCCTTCTGCGTGGGCTCCATCACCTGATGCTGAAACATAATAAGCATTACCAAACATTATACCTTCAGAGTGTGAACCACGACCAGTAGCTTTAGTGCCATATCCTTCAGTATGTGATGCTATACCAGAAGCTTCTGTATCTTTACCTTCTGCGTGTGCACCATTACTTGCATTATTATTATTATATGTTATTAAGTTTAATACAGCATTTGATACAGCATTATTAGCATCTAATGTTGATTCTAAAGTAATAGTATTGTTACTAGTATTAACAGATATAACTTTCATAAGTGGATAAGAACCAACACCTATTTTTAAATTTTTAGTTACATAATCTGATAATATACTCATAATTCCCATTGAATCTACATCATTAACAGTATAAGTTGTTGTATTAGCTGCACCAGAAATTAAAACCTAAATGTTTTGAACAAATGCAGTAATAACTTGATTTTGAATAGCATTATTAGCATCTAATGTAGCATCTAATGTAACGGTTGTATTTGCGGAATCTACAGATTGTATAAATGCTGTGACACCGTTAATTTGTACACCAATACCAGATTCTACTAACATTTCACCAATTTGACCGAAATAATCCGCAGATGTACCACTATATGAATATGTAGTTGCACCAGCTTCACCTGATAATTGAACATCATTTAGATTAACTTGTGATGGGTCTATTTGCTGTTCCATTTTTGTTATAGTTTCAGGAAGTTCAATAAATGCATTTGCAAATTTATATCCTAAAGCATTCACTTTATTATTTTCAATTGAAATGTTATCACCAGCAGTTAATTGTGTAACATTTGCACTAATTCTATTTGATGCATCGATAGAAATGTTATCACCAGCAGTCAAAATATCTTGTTTATTTGATAATCTATGTAAAGGCGCATCTTCACTTGAACCACCACATAATACATCAGATTTATACCAACCTTTACCGTTTAATCCTAATGTATATGCATTGCTTTGATTTCCATTATAACCATTACCGGCAATATGTATATATCTTGAAGGATATATTTTAGAACCAATTGTTGTTTCTGTGTTATCTGGAATGTTAAAATAACCTTCAATATGTCCTGCATATCCAATTGTATTATATCCTTCTACGTGAGCTACGTTACCTAATGCCTATGTACACCAGCCTTCTGCGTGAGAGTAATCACCTGAAGCAATAACTTTAGATGTTCTTTTTCCGCATCCCTCTGCGTGTGCAGCAATACCAGTGGCTTCAGTATTCCAACCTTCTGCGTGAGCACTGTCAGTGGATGCAAGTGTCATCACGCCTTCTGCGTGTGCTGCGTCACCGGAAGCTGTTGTTGCATAACCTTCTACGTGAGAACCATATGAACCAGAAGCAATAGTATCATAGCCAGAAGCAAATGCACCTAATCCAGATGCTGTATTAAATATTAATTGTCCACCATCCTCAGAGTCTTGTCTATAAAATATTGCAATTGCACCATTAGATGAATCTGAAATATATCCTTCAACTGAAATATTATTACTTGCATCTATAGAAATATTCTATCCTGCATTTAAAATATCTTGCTTAGTTCCTAAAAATGCATTTAATTTATTAGAGCTCCAAGTGTAATATTTAGAAACAGCTGAATCTTTTATTTCGCCTGCATAATAAGTACTGAATGAACTCCAACCATCATTAGTTGCACGTGTAGAACTCCAAGTACGTTTTTGAATTGTGTAGTTACTTTGTATTCTCTGATAGATTGAATCGGTTCTCTCATATTCATCATAATCGATGCCTTCAACAGTCAACGTCCAGTTCTTGATATAATCACCTTTTGTTGAACTATGAAGTCTTTGAACTACACTATAAACACCAGGAGTTTTAATTGCTTTGAGTGCAGTATTTGTGTTAAGATTTGAACCAACAACAATAGTATTTACTAATGATACTGGAGCAAATTGATGGTCAGCAGAAACATATGAATAAAGTGCTTCATTTTCAGTATCAAAATATAATTTTGTTGCATCTGGAGTTTGTTCAACCCAAGATCCACTGACGTATTTATAAAGGGTGTCAGCATTTTCTCCTTTAATAATAACTTGCTCATCTTCCTCACCACTTGCAGGTAATTCAGCAACAAAAGTAAAGTCTTCAGTTTCTTTGCCTTCAATCTCACTATTAGCTGCTCCAATAACTGCTTCAATTTTTTCATCTACATAATCAATAGTTGCATAATCACTTAAATCAATTTGTGTATTACCAACCATTTCCCAATTACCATCAATATACATCCATTCATCATAATAATCTCCAGTAGATGAATCTTGTTTTAAAATAAAGTAAATAGTATGATGGTCACCTACACTTGGTAACTCAGTAACAATTTCAACATCAAAACCAGCATTTGCTAATTCTGTTGATATTTTACTTGAACTCCAAGTTTTTGTTAATGAAATGCTAGAGTCATCAATAACTTTAGCAGATATTCCACTATCAATTACATTTAATGTTTCTAAAAGAATTGAATATACAGAATCGAATTGACTTTCTTCACCACCTAATTCTTGATATATCTCAAGTGCTATAGAATAAACACTATCAAATGGAACTGGTGAATTACCGATTCTATTATTAATCTCTTGTGCGATTTCTTGATTTGTCATAGTATTATTCGAATAATTTTTTGTTCGTTTTCTTTTTCAAATGAAAAATAATAAAATTAAATTATTTCTCCAGTTAGTTTGTGCAGAATATCTTTTAATAACAAAGCCAATTCTGCATTATCTTCTTCATATTGACGAATGGCTTCTTCTAATCGTTCAATTAGTTTTTCATCATCGTCTTTGTATTCGTCAATTAAACAATCACCCATTATATTAGGGACTTCTAAAATAAACTGAACATAACCACCAGCACAATAGTCAGCAAACTGTTGTTCAAAATAGTATATCGTCCACCCATCATTCACGTCTCCTATTTGTGCTGCATAATTTATAATGCTGTTTAAAACCTATTCTGCTGTGGTTTTTACTTCCATCCAGTTTGATTTATCTTCAGTCAATCTGTCAACATAATACAAATAGACAGAATAACTAATAAGATTGTCATTTCTAGTTGATTGATTTATGTCTATATTTATTGCTGCATATTTCACATTTGGCTGTCCATTAAGATACTCATAAATATCACCTAAATTAGTTGAATGAACATAAGGAATTGATAATGAGTATGCTTCTAATTTTTTCAATATTTGTATAAAATTCATAGTTCAAATATAATTATTTTTATTAAAGCACAAATGGGTTTTTAAATGAGTTTCTATTAGCTTTTAATTTACCACACTCACATCCTGGGTACTATTTAAACTTAGTACAATTAGCTTCAAGAAAATCACTTAAACGATTTTGGTAAAATGTGCATTTTAATGAGTAATCATTTCTAATATATTCTAAGTCAGATAGACTTGGAATTATTATATTAGTGTCTGTAGTTTGGACTGTGCCTAAGTTTCTAAATTTATATGATAATTGAAGAACTAAATCACTCATCACTGCATTCAATAAAACTGGTTGAATGTATGTTTTAATAAGCTCTGTCTCTAATTCTGTCAAATTATCTTCTGAAACTCCTTCACAAAGTCTTTCAAATAACTTTTGACCAATTATTGGTTGTAATGAAATATCTTGTGCAGTCCTAATGGCATTTTGTATATATTTTCCATCGACATTGTTTGACACAAGAGAATTTTCTTTGATTGTCTTTTCACTTATAAGTAATATATTATTCATTGTTGTCATTAGGATTAATTTTTGTTGCTTCATCAATATTCTCATCATTATCTTCAGTACTTAGTTCAAATGGAGTAAATTCTATAACATTTTCGAGACTGTAGATGCACTCAAATACACGTTTAAATAAATTCTATATTGGTGTAATTTGAAGTCTTGAATAGAGGTCAAATGCTTCTTGGTATTCTTGTTTACTAAACACATTTCCGGTAATAGCATAACCAAATAATTGTGATGGTGCAGAAAAGCCAGTGAAAATAGAAGTAATAGTTTGTGATTTCAATGCTTCATATTTCTTGTCAAAGTTGTCATCTGAAAGATTAGTAATTTCAACTCCATTTTCTTTTCCATCATCAAATGTAAATATTACTCTGCCTGCATTCTCATCACCAGAAAATTTTTCAGTAAATTGCTTTTCTAATCGTTTCTTAGTATCTTCATCAGGCACACCTTGATGCCAAGAAACAATAGTATTATTACTAAAGTTATTTCTGATTGCATTCAAATGGAAGTTGTCTATTCTAATTGAAGTTTCAATTGCTGCAATGGATCCAGAGTAGCGAGGTAATGGATAAACTGTTCTTTTGCTTCCAGTGTAGAAGAAAACAGCTGATTCATTTCTATATTCTTCACCACGTTTCCAAACTTTAAACGGAATAAATGTTGGACTTGATTTAGTTGCGAACTCTTTTGAATAATAAACTTTAGTATGTTCTTCATCTGTACGGCATTTTCTCATATCAAGCCAATTTAAAGAGTGAATTTGCCCCATTTTATTGTACATTACTTGAACTGCAAAACCACCATAAATCAAATAGTCCAATCCAAGATTTTTGATTAAATCTTCCCAAGTTTCATCTTCATTAGGTTTATAAATAGATTCAATGCTATTACCAACCACAAAGTTCAATGTGGTATTTATAATAGACTGCATCAAAGATGATTTTTCATATAAACCATACAAATAATATGGGAGTTTGTTATCTTTACCCCAATAGAACCAATCTTTGCCGGAATAAGAACGTTCTGTCAACTGAGGTATTTCCACATTTTCCATAGAAAATGATAAAAATTGTGTCGTTTTTTGTTTTTTTTCGTCTTTTTTCATAATATTTTGACTATTTTTGTTCAAATGAAAAATATATTTCCATCAAGATATTTATTCGCATAAAAAAATATCAGAACTTAATCGTATGAATTTTTCGGTTTTTAGCCTTAAATTAAACTTTTAAGTCTGATATTTAGTATATGCTATCAAATATTAAACTAATTCAATAGCCTCCAATGCTGCGATAGTAGTTGCATCAGTGATTTCTCTTGGTAATTCTGCATCATCAACAGAAATTGTCACAGTATATTGGTTTGCATCAGATGTAGCAGTTCCAGTCTCACCAGTTCCAGCGGAACCCTCAAGTGGATTTTCTACACCAATTGCCCAATATTTGCCATTACGGTCTTTAACTACACCGGTGCATTGTCCCATAAGCATTGCCATAACTTCAAGACGTTTTGCATTTTCCATTTTTAAGAAGTTCATTGCAACTTCAGTTGTAAAATAAGAACCTGCATTATCATTTACTGTTAAAGTAGAAGTCATTGAAGCAGCACCTTTTCTTAAATTATAAACCTTGAATGCTGTAGTAGCATCAGGAGTTGCAAGGTGGTTTGAATCAATTGACCATTTAACTGCTTCGAAGTCAGCCAACCAAACTTTAGCAACACCACCTACAGAATCTTTACAACCAGCATTTAAACCACTTAAAGTATATGAAGTACAATTTGCCATAATTTTATAATTGTTTAATTTTTGTAAGTTTTTATTTGAGAGGTAGCCGAATTACTACCTCTCTTATTTGTTGTTAAATTTTAATTAAGCTTCAGGAGCTTCTGAAAGAACGATTTGGTCTGGGAAAGCAACCTAAGCACCTGCATTGAACTTAATAGCTACGCGGAATTCTTGATTGTCTTTACTATACCAAATATCGAATGATTCAGCATCATCAGCCATATCAACACCGTAGAATAAGTTCTCTGGGTCAGCTGCAAGCATTTGTTTCTTTCCATTCAAACCCATTACACCGTGTAATTTAGTGTTAGTACCTGGAAGGATAATAGTTTTACCACCATCAACTTCAGGATTGTAGTGATATAAGTTCTTAGCTGTGATTTCAAGAACGATTGAACGGAATTGGTCTTCACCTACGAAGATTTCAGCTTTGTCTAATACTTCAGCAGGGATAGCTTTATAAACTTCAATTGCTGTAGCATAATCAGAAGCACCAGCAGAAACATCAATTACATCAGCTTCAGCTTTAGCGATAGTTAAAAGACCATCGAAACCATTAGAAGCATTAGTAGCGTTCCAGATAAGGTTTTCTAATTGTTTATTAACACCTTTAACAATGTTATCAGTGATTTTTTCTTCGAAAGGAAGAACTTCACCACCAGCTTTAACAACTAATTGGTCATTCATCCATTTCTTTCTTAAATCTTCCTCGCAAAGAGACATATTTACTTTGTAAGGAGCAACTGTCATAACACGTTGTGTGAAGGAAACGTTGCCAGATGCATCGAAACCACAAGTACGTGTTTGGAGAACTGGGTCAGTAGCTAAAATGTTTAAAGCTTCTTTATATTTAACACCAGTCATTAAATTTACATATTGTCTTGTTTCAAAACCGAAGACAGCTTTTGACAATAATTCACCTTTCTTTTGTTCAACATAGTCAGGTAATGTATTAACTTGAAATGCCATAATTTTATTTAAATAAATTTTTATAGTTTTGTTTTTATTAGAATCTCGGTTTGAACCAAGACTTATTTTCTTCTTTTTGTGATTTTAATTGTTCTTCTGCAGGTTCTGCATCAGATTTTTCTAATTCAGCTTTCAATTTGCCGATTTCTTCATCTTTTTCAGCGATGATATTGTTAAGCTCTTCAATTTGTGCTTGAAGTTTAGCAATTTCTTCATCTTTTTCATCTTCAGCGGGAGCTTCTTCAGTTGGTTGTTCAGGTTCTTGTTCCTCTTGTTCAACTTCTTCGGTTTCTTCTGGTTGTTCCTCTGCTGGAGTTTCCTATGCTTCTTTTTCACGTACTTCTGTAATTTTGCCATCAGCAATTACTAAAATGTTTTCAGAAGCAACGTATTCACCATCTTCTGGAGCAACGAGTTCACCATTTTCGTCTTCAACAAAAACTTCTTTACCAACTTCTGCTTCACCTTCAATGATAAGCTTAGCTTTGTCAGTTTCAACTTCAGCTAAGTTCATAACCATACGAGCGAGTTTTAAAAGTTTGCTATTCATCATATATGATTTTAATTTTTGTTCAAATGAAAAATATATGGATTATCATTTTTCCAATATTTCATCTATCAATTTATTTATTTCATCTTCCGGGGTATCGGTTTTTTCTGATTCAAATTTCTCAACTAAGTGTCCGGCAACTTCAACAGAAAAACCATTCAAATCATTACCGTTTTTGATTTGTTCCCATAAATCTTTATCTTCGATTTTAAATGAAACTACCCAAGATCCATCTGTCAAATTTCCATATTCTTTAGGTGCAATTCCACGTTCTTTGTCAATAAAATATGATTCAACTAAAATTGCATTTTCGGTAAATAAACTATGGTCGTGTTGAAGATTGACAATGTTAAATAAACCATTTTTACTATATCTTTCAACCAACTTTGCAATAGTTTCTTTATTGAAGATAACATAAAATTCTTCACCTTTAGCATTACGTCTATAAATAGGCATTTCTGCTATTAGTGCAGGCCCGGAAATGATTTGTTTTTCATCATCTTTAGCAAAACAAATATGTTCATCACTAAATAACAAAAAGTCTTGCTCTATTGCAGGTTTATCAACTAAAGAAATAGCTTGTAAACCAAGTTCATTATCATTTATGTCTATGTAATAATATTTCATAATTCAATGATTTAATTTTCAAATTGTATATATTGCGTATCATTATCAAATGAAGTCCTTTTCACTTTATCTTCTATTCCTTTTTGAGCAATGAACGAACCAACAAATATATATGGGATCCATTCAACTTTAATAGAATCTAAATACAATGCATTTTCTTTGGACCTTAATCCAATATATTTATAGTTACCTTCAACAACCAACTCATTAGATTCATTAAATTTAATACTACCTAACAATTCGCCTTTTGTAGAAAAATCATATAGTTCATTAGGTTCAAAATAAGCTTCATTTTTACCATAAACATCAAGCTATCTGTTATTAGTGGTATGCTCATTCCATTCAACTGTGATTTTCTTAATTATTCCATCTGATACCTTTGTAACTATACCAGATGAAGTTCCTTTTGTTCGTAATTGAATTGAATTATAACCACCAGCAGAATAACCTACATATAAAGTGTTGTTTATGGTTCTTTTCCAACCACTATAGACATTTTCTTTGGCTCCAATTACTACATTTGTCAATACATCTGTTATAGTATTTTCACCAACGGTACTAATTGATATTGTATATTCATTATTAGGTAGGCTCGATGTGTCAATATTGAATGAATAATATAAATCATTTGTTGATTCATTCTATGCAACATATTCGTACTCTACATTAGTAACATTATTCTTCAAAACAATATTATATTCAGAAGAATTAATGCCTAATAAATTTGGTAATATAATGTTATCGTTTAAGTATATCATAATTGTTCAAATGAAAAATATTTGTTTTTATATTTATTTCATTTAGAAACGTGCTTCTGATTCAGCAACATCAACTTTCTTTTGAGTGTTGGTTATATCACCCTCAGTCACATAAACTCTAGAATCTTTAATTGAACCTTCAATTGAAGCACCTTGAACATCTTGTGTATATTGAACTGGAGCAACTACACTACCCATTGCACTAGCAGAAGGACTTGCACTTGAACTACTTCCACCACCATCAAATTTTTGTTGTTTAATCTTAACGATTTGTGCAATACCAGTTGCAGTAATGATACCAGCTTGAATCGCAGCTAATGCAATATCCCAAGGGCCAGATTTTGTTGTAAATAATCCAGATAATGCAGCAGTAACACCAGCTAACATACTCATTGTAGCAGCTGCAATTTGATATTTCTTTTGTTTTTCAAATCCTTCTTTAGTTTGTGCATCTTGCTGACTTGCCAAACCGTTCATTACTTGACTAGTTGCTTGTAATCCAGCAATGGCAAGTTGGCTATAATCTTGCCATTGTGCACCACCTGTTTTAATTTTCTCTGTTAAATTAATTAAACCATTACTTAAAGTTTCAAATGCTCCTGCCCAAGCTGTTGATATACCATCACCACAAGCTGCTATAGCATCCATTGAACCAACAACATTATCAACCATTGAATGTAAATTTTCAATTTCAACATCAACAATATCTCTAGTTGTTTTTGCAATAGCATTAGTAGTTTCCATAGCTAAATCTTGTAATGCGGTATTATGTTGAACTTGTAAAGTTAACAACTAATCAGACATTGTTGCTATTTCTTGAGTTAGTTTAGCTCTTTGTTCATCAGATATACCATTTTGAGTCATTAATTCATAACGCTCATTAATTTGTTCAGCTATTAAATTAGATTGTCTATCAAAATCTTCTTTTAAAAGAGCACTTTGTTCTTCATAGTTTCTCTAAATAAGTTCTTTTTCACGTTTATAATAATCAACTATTGAAATTTCACGTCTATTAAGTGCATCTAAATTATTTTGACGTTCTTTTTCAAGCATTGCTTGTTGATTCATTTCACGTCTTTCAGCTTCAGCTTTTTCAAGGCTAAATTGTTGCTTTAAAACCTCTTCTCTCTTCTTAGAAGCTTGTTCTGCATACTTATATTCAACTTCAAGACGTTTTTTACTATATATCTCAGTTATCTAAAGAAGTTGATTTTGATATTCAGTATTATCAATAACACCTTTATCTTTAAATTTCTTCAATTCTTTTCTTTTAGCTTCTTCAGCTTGTTTAATAGTTTCTAATTCTTTATCTTGATTAGTTTTAGTATCAAGAACAATTTGATTATTAAATTTACTATATTCTTCAACAAGTTTTTTTCTTTCTTCTGCCGCCTTTTTTGCTGCTGCAATTCTATCATTTGATAGTTTTGTATCTTCAGCTGTGGTTTTTGCAATTAATGATTGTTCTTTCTATTGAAGTTTAACATACTCATTTAATTGTTCAAGCTCTTTTTTTCTAGCTTCAAGACGTGGTTCAAGGTATTTAAGACTTTTCTTTGTATATCCATCAACTTCTTCACCAGCATTAATCTTAGCAATGGTTTCTTCAAGGCCTCTAATTTCTTCTTCTTTAAGCCAAACATTATTAAGCATATTATACTTATTTAACTAATAACCATTTTCCTTTTCAAATGTCTCTTCAATATGCTTTTCTGTAATATCTAAAAGATTAATATCCTATTCTCTCCATTCTTGAAGTTTAGCATTTTGTTTTTCACGTTCAGCAAAGATTTCAGCTTCAGTTTTTCCCTCAGCTTTCATAGTCTCAATCTTTAATTCCATAGCTTGAATTTCTAATTCGTGATTAAACTCATCTTGTTCCATCATTTTATTAGTTTGATTAATGTACATTGCATTAATACTTAGCTATTCATTAAGATTTTTATATGATTTTGCCATTGCATCTGCTGAACTTCCACCAAGTCCTAACCATTTTGCTAAATCTTCAAGATGTGCTATTAATAATCCAACAGCAACTACAATTGCACCTATACCTGTTGATATAAGTGCTTTTTTGAATGTGTTTGTTGCAACTGTAGCAGTTGTTGTTGCAGCAGCTTCTCCAGTCATTGCAGTTTGCAATCCTTTTGTTGCAGCAGCAGATGTATTTTCAGTTACTGCTGTTGTTTGTTGAGTTTTATTAAATAATTTTGTAACGGCTGTTGTGTTTGTAATGGCTAATATTAAGCGTTTAAATGCTTTAATACCATCTTCAACACCAGCAATACCTTGAGTTAATGCCATTAATGATTGAAGTTTCTTAATAGTTTCAAGAGTATCTTCATTTTCAATGCCAAGTAAACTCATTGATGCTGTTAAAGCCTAAAAACCAGCAACTGCACCACCAATTGTTTTAGTAGTATTACCCATTATCTCACCAAAGTCCATAGCAGAAGCAGCAAGTTCCTGATTCATTTCTTTTAAATCGTGTGAAATGTTTGCAGCTTGCTATAAAACTTCATTATATTCTTTGGTACCTTGTTCAAGATTTACTAATTGGTCTTTTAAATCTTTAAGCTCAGTTCTTAATGATTTTACACTTTTCTAAGCTGTACCAGTATCTATGTCAACGACTTTTTTCTTTACTGCCATAATTCTATATTATAGTTTTTGTTCAAATGAAAAATAAATTTTATACATAGTTATTTGATGCGTAGCCAGAAAAATCTTGAATGGTTATCAAGTCAATTTTGGTTGGTTCTACACTAGTAATATCGTAATCATAAATCTTGTTCACAAAACAAATTTGATTGTCAATCTTAATGAAATTACTATAACTGAAATTATTCCACATTTCAGGTGTGAATGTTATGTAACAAGTTATAATCTTATTCTAAATGTTGTAGCGTTCATTAATATATTTCTCCCAGAAGTTATAATAAATAGAGTTCTTGTCACTATAATTATTTAAATAAGTGTAATTCTCTTTAGGGACATTAAACACACATAAATTATTTCCATTAACTATATCAAGTTTTGGATATGTGTTAACAACTTGTCCACCCATACTAGATCCAGAATTATACATAAAAGTGTTATTAAAATCTTGCCATTCTGTATCATCTGAAATAAATGGGTCTTTCATATGTAAATCTGTGTTCAATTCAAAGTTTGCCAAGCCATTATGGAAGAAATATGTTCCAAATAAACTTACTGCTTTTTTATCTTTGTCTTTA